GATGAGTTAGTTAGTACTGACATAGAAAACCTTATCAATATTTTATAAATCAAAACACCAAAAACTATGAGTGATTTTTCAAAATGGGATGAGCAGGAACAAAGATTGTTTATTGCTAAAATCATCCACAACATCAACTATTCACAAAACAATTTAGTCCTAATGAAAGCTTTAGTAGAGTTATGGGATACTTATCCAGTTCGTGAAGCGTTATTCTTTACACAAAATTTAATCAACCAAAAAACCCTACAAAATGGAAATTCAATTAACTAATCCTTCGTATGAATTAATAAACAAGGATTCTATGCTTAAACTATCTACTGAATTATCTCAGTTGATAAAAGAAAAAGGACTCTCAAGTAATATACAAGGTAAACAATTCGTTAATGTTGAAGGTTGGCAATTTGCTGGTGCTTCACTTGGATTAATGCCTATTATCACATCTACTCAAGATTTATCTAATGAAACATCTATTAAATATATGGCGACTTGTGAAGTTCGCAATATTACTACTGGTACAGTTGTTGCTACTGGTATTGCTCTTTGTTCCAATGCCGAGAAAACGAAGAGATACTTTGACGAGTATGCTATTCTCAGTATGGCTCAAACAAGAGCGATTGGTAAGGCGTATCGTAATCTATTGGCCTGGTTAATGAAGGCTGCTGGATTCGAGGCGACACCTGCCGAAGAGATGGACTTTGCAGATGCGAAAGCAGATGCTAGGGCTAAAGAGGAAACACCTACCAAAAAACCTAAAGTAGTTGAGGTGGTAGCAGAGGAAATACCTGTCGAGGTAGATAGAGAGCAGCTTGTTAAAGATATAGCTGCTATAACTAGGATGAAAGATTTAACAGAAGTATTTTTTTCACACAAGAGCTACATAGAGAATGATATATATCTAATGGACTTAATGAAGTCTAAAAAAGAATCGTTAACAACAAAAAAGAAATAATATGAGTAATTTACTACCATCTATTGAATTAAATTCAATTACACCATCCAAATTTAGCATAGAACTGCTTAAGCAAGTAGTTGTAACACACTTTAGGGAAACAGGCGAGAACCCCCTTGAAATGCTCGTTAAAGCAGAAGCATTAGTTCAGTTGTTAGAAGGAATTAGAGCTGAGTTAAAAGAAGATGTTATTAGTCAGTTAGACTTACATCCTCAAGGTAAGGCAATAGTGCTTGATGCTGAGATTAGCAGAATAGAATCAGGAGTTAAGTATGCCTATGATGGTGACCATACATGGCTTAAGTATAACCAAGAGTTAGAAGCTATTAAGTTTAAGCAGAAGGAAAGAGAGTCATTGCTTAAGACTATTAAAGAGCCATTGGTTGATCCTGAAACTGGCGAGATGATTTATCCTGCTCCAAAGTTTAGTACAACAACATTTAAAATATCATTAAAGAAATAACATGAAAAATTTAATAGAGAGATTACAAGAAAAATATCCTGAATATTTTATTCAAGAAATAAGCGAAAAAGATTTAATACCTGATGGGAAAGAACAGTTTATTAGCATTAATATTACACCGCATATTAAGGAAGATGGTAGTATCGCTTATAAGCTAAGAAGAAAGTCAAAAGACAATGTTTTTATATATACAAATTGGTGTAAAGATTCAGAAACATTAGTAAATAATTTATTAAATGATTTACTATGAAAGCACTAGGAATGATTAAGTTTTTCTTTATAGCAGTACCAATAGCGGTGCTGCTATTAATATTATGTGAAACTTATTTTAAAATCAAAGCAATAAAACGATTATTTTGATACTACAATTAGAACAAACAATAGATGTATTAACACCACTAGGCTATGGAAAAGCAATCGCATGGATTGATTACGGAACAGATACTAACACCATATGGAAAGTGGTGTGTTACGATACAGGAAGAGTGCGTAACTTTTACGATGATGACATACTCGTTTACCCAAATGAAATGGATGGCGGTAAGGTAGATGAGAATTATTTTTCTAAAAGGGATTTCCATGAAACAAACCAATCATTTATCAAGGGCCTAAAAAACCACTTTAAACCGAAACCAGATGCCGAATGAGATTAAAGGATTAGAGAACTCTATTCCAATTAGAATGGTTTATACTGACACTATGGAAGAGGTGCTATTTAAGTCAGCAGCAGCGGCTAGTCGTAAGACAAAGATAGCATCTCAAGTGATCCGTGAATCGCTTAACCCTGTTGCTCGTAAGCGTTTTATAGTGGATAACAGGAGAGTAGTTTTTAGGATATCTAAGGAAGTTTAGTATATTTGTCATGAGTGTTGCAGACTCATTAAGAACTTATTGCCCTTGATACGAACCCCTAACTGCAACCTAGGGGGAACTTGATGGGGCTTTTTTATTTTATGAATACTGGAAGGATTGAAAAACAAGAAGTAGAAGATAACTACGCTAAACTCCCAAATGACATTTGTCAATCAAAGGATTTATCACTAGAGCAAAAAGGATTAATGGCTTTTCTTTTAAGCTTACCTAAGGATTGGGTGGTTTATAAGGATAACCTACATGAGTTATTAGGGGATAAAAAAAATAAAGTTGATTTAGCTTTTAAGGGATTACAAAAAGCAGGTTATATTTTATCATATAAAGTAGTTAACGAAAAAGGGCATTTTAAAGGATGGAATCATATTGTATATGCAATTCCTGCTTTAGCTAACCGACCTCAAGAAAAGCCGACCTCGGTTTTATCCGACATCGGGAAAACTACCCCTATACAAAGAAACAATCCTGTATTAGATAATATATCTTATACAAAGAAGAAGTTTATAGCACCTGCTTTAGAGGAAGTTATTTTGTATTTTAAAGAGAATGGATATAAGGATGATGTAGCTAGAAGAGCTTACAATTTTTATAGTACCGCAGATTGGCAAGATACTCAAGGTAAGCCTGTAAAGAACTGGAAACAAAAGATGATTGGAGTTTGGTTTAAGGATGAAAACAAAATTTCACAACAAGTAAAAATCAGAGTTAAATAATGCAAGTCATTGACCTACCTAAAAACACAGAGATTGAACGCAATATCCTAGGCTCGTTATTAATCGACAAAAAATCTTTGTCATTAGTAATCAACTACTTAAAAGAGGATATATTCTACGACTATAAGCATAAGCTTGTATTCAGAACGATTAGAGATATGTACGATAAGAATATCCCAATAGATATTACTACACTCTACCAACGAATCGTAGATGCTAAACAAACGGATCAAGTAAATGCCTACTACCTTTCTGAGCTTACTAAAGATGTGGTATCAACTGCTCACCTAGAAGCCCATATAGAGTTAATAATAGAACTCTATAAGCGTAGGATGTTGGTGGTGCTGGGTGGAGAGCTTGTGGTTGGGGCGACCAATGGCGAGGAAGATACGATAGACTTTATGGCTGAGGTATCCAAAAAACTCATTCAGCTACAAGAGTTTGGGAATATATACGAGAAGATGATGGAAGATATTATTTTATCAATCAATTATTCTCGTGATATGGCTCAAAAAGGTGGTTTATTGGGCTATAACACAGGTTTTAATGAGCTAAACAACACCCTATGCGGATGGGTTAAGCCTGACTTAGTAATTGTAGCTGCAAGACCAGGGATGGGTAAGACTGCCTTTATGCTTTCTAGTATCTACCAACTAGCTTGTTTAGATAGCGTTCCTTTGGCTGTTTTTAGCCTCGAAATGAGCTCCGAACAGTTAGTTGAAAGGTTAGAGTCAATAGGCTCACAACTGCCCTTAAAATGGCTTAGAATGAATACTTTGGATGCTACACAAAGAAAGGTTTTACTAAAGACAGATGACTTGTTACTAACCTCACCTATCCACATTGAAGATATGGGCGGTATAAGTGTAACCCAACTCCGAGCAAAAGCCACCATCTTAAAGCAAAAGTATGGAATCAAGGTAATCTTTATCGACTACCTCCAACTTATGAGTGGTACAGGCAAATCAAACCAAAACAGGGAACAAGAGGTTAGCTACATCAGTAGAAGCCTAAAAGCCCTTGCCAAAGAGTTGGAAGTACCTATTATCGCCCTGTCTCAATTATCTCGTAGGGTAGAAGAACGAGGAGATAAGATGCCTCAGTTATCTGATTTAAGGGAATCAGGTTCTATTGAACAAGATGCTGATGCAGTTATTATGCTTATGCGACCACATTACTACGAGATGACAGAAGCTATCGAGATTGGTGGTAAAGAATATTCACCTAGCGACTTAGTGGTTTGTAAGGTTGAGAAGAATCGCCACGGATCGACAAAAAATATAGCATTAAGATTTTTACCTGAAACAATGAAATTTGAGGACTATGAGTAACGAAACATTTATACCAATGCAAGATGTGATTTATAGAATAAATACGCATCCAGACTTAACACCTAAAGACAAGAAAGAGTTTGCTCATATCACTAATAGCTTGTATATGTCTGATAAGGGTAAAGAGAAAATACTTAAACCAACATTAACTAACCAACAAAGAAACAAATTAAAATGAAACAAGTGTATGTAGAAAACAATATTGGAGAAGAGATGGATTATGACTATGACCTTAAATACGAGGATGGCAAAACAGTATGCCTATATTCTCATAATAGCGAATGGACTGAGCATTTGCAAGGGCAAAAAGCAGGTTCTATTAAAGATATTGAAGATGGATTTGTGATTAAGATTGGTGAACAAAAGATGACACTAGATTATGCAGAGATGCAAGTACTAAAAATCCTTTTATTATCTGATTTAGAAGGTACAGATTACTTTGAGATTAGAGAATCAATAACAATTAAAGCATGGCCAAGGGATATAGAAACAGGAGAAAGTTTGAGATAGAAGAAGCCAAGGCAAAGGATGGAACTTACCAGGCTATTAAACTATTCGCCAAGAGCACCAAGGTTATTGTTATACATCAAACAGAAGCACTAAAGAAAAAGTATTTCCTACTTGAGTACGAAAATAATGGTGTACCTAGTGGCATTAGTGACACAAGAGCAGAGTTCTTTGCATTTAACCTTGATTTAAGAGATAGAATAGTTTTTATAAGAGCAGAGTTCTTAAGGGTTAAAGCAAGGAGATACTGGCGAATAGGTGAGATAAAAGTAAAGGATGGAATCAAGTATGTTAAGATGCCAACAGAAGAACTTATAAGGTGGTACTGACAATATATTAATAATATATTGTAATTTTGGTACATGGCCTACATATCTGCAAGTGATTTAACAAAGATGATGATGGATTATCTAAAGGATAATGGCAATGAAGTATGGAGGAATAATAACTTAGCAGTTAGAGGCAGAGCATTCATAGGAAGGAAAGGAGTTCCTGACATCATTGGTTATAGTAAGAAGTATGGTCACTTTGTTTGCTGCGAGATTAAAGCTATCGGTGACAGACTTTCTTCGGATCAGATGGTTTTTTTAGAGCAGTTAGCTATGGCAGGAGGAACTGCAATGTTGTGTCAGCAGATTAGAGATGAATCAATAATAGTTAAAATATATAATCAAGATGGCGAAAGTCAAGACTGGGAGTTCATCAAAAGTGAGCTTCGGCTCAAGGAAACGAGGTAGAGCAAAGAAATCATTTAATAAACATAGTCCTAGGCCAAAGGCTTACATAGGTCAAGGTCGTTAAAACAAAGTAAAATGGAAAAAGTAGAATTAGAAAACAAGATAGAGAAAGCACCTAAGACAGTTAAGAAAGCTAAGGATGAGTTTACACAAGAAACCTATGATTTTTTGCATCAGGTGTTAGTAGATTTTGCAATAGATACAAAGCATAGACCTCAACTTAAAGTAATCTTACAGAACGCAAAGGCAGAACCAAAGAATAACAGTAGTATTTAATAACCAAAAATATATAACATGGCAGCAGGTAAAGAAAAGATTTTCCTAGGAAGGTCACAAACAATGAAAACGGCATTTGGGGAGTTTAAGAAAGTATCATTCGGCCCAGATGATTTAAAGAAGATGAATGATTTTGCAGCAACTAATAATGGTTGGGCTAATATCCTTATCAAAGAAAAGAAAGGTTCTACACCAGGTGAAGCAGGTTTCTATATCGAGCTTGACACTTGGGTTAAAGATGGACAACCAGCTAAGAATTTACCATTTTAATTAATGATTATGAAAACAAATTACAAAGATGTGGTGGTTAATTTACTAATTTTGCTTGTAGGGGTTTACTTACCATTTGCATTTATTGTGAATGAGTTTAATCCTTTAGCTTGGAATTGGTTTAGTAGATCATTATATGTACTTACTTTAGTAGGTTTAATTACTTACGCTATAAAGGAGTATAAACAAAAATAGTTTTGTGTGTTTTTTTGAAATAAAGGTAAGCTCTGTCGTTTCTACGATGGAGCTTTTTTATACTAAAAACCCCCCAGTTTTTACCTGAGGGGAAACCAAAACACCACCAACTATGAGAGAGCTTCTTATGTTTGCCTATTTGTTTTATCGTAGAACCTAGTTAACACCGTTCCGTATAAAGCCTCTTGATATCTCTTAATAAAAGAGTCTGAGCTCTCATCTATGTAGAAGTAGTCCTGTGATTGCATATATACATAGCACTTATCTTTATCCTCTTCATCATCTGTAACGGATTCAACCAAATGAATATTTATCCAAGCATCGGATGGCTCTGTACCATCACCATACTCGTAGCTATCATCTTCCGTTAATTGAGTTATTTGAAGTAACATTTAATATGCTATGTTTTATTATTGTTAACCTAAGCTTTTGAACTATTAAATTCAATCTTACTTCCAACTCATCCCTTTTTTTCATCAACTCATCGATTTCTAGTTCCGCTTTGGTCTTCATACAAATTTACGCTTTAATTATTATAGAAATAAAAAGTGCACACATCATTGATTATCAATGAAATATACACTTATGTTATAACGGATTTAACCTACTTTTTGCTTGGAAGCCTTACTATCTTGCTTCCTAATGGCATGGGTACAAATATAGCAATTCTACCGCCATCTAAAACAACTCCACAACCTAATGTTGGTCGTTTGGGGAAAGGTCGTGAATACTCCATTGCATAGGCATTAATATCTATGCCACAACCTACATTCATACCGAATATCATATCCTTATCACTTGAGGAGTACAAAACTCCCCCAAAGGAGTGAATATGACCTATTACAGTTGATTGTCTTGCATCTCTTGCTCTGTTAATTGCACCTGCTTGTCCTGATGATCCTGTACCATGGGTATATAGAACACCGTCTATTTCCCATTCTAAGCTCCATTTCCAGCCTCTAGGAGCTTCCCAAGCATCTTCATAGGACTTAATAAATCTCTCTGGTAATCCGTTCGCTAATGCCTTTCTTTTGTGTAGGGCACTATGGTTACCTATGCAGACTTTTACATTAGGGAAACGCTTGTACCAAATGTTTAATTGTTGCATAGCCATAATAGCCTCCTTAGAAGCAGATTCCCCATTAGGGTTATGCTCATGGAAGCTAATCGCATGATTGTCCACTTCATCTCCTATGTGGACTATTTCGGTACATTGAAACTTGTTGAATACCTCATAACAAAAGTCGAGGTATTTAGGATGGCAGAAAGGAAAATGGGTATCGCCTATGACACCCACATTTTTGGTTTTGCTCATATTGGTTGGTTTGGTTAGTAAGCCGAGTAAGTAGTCTTGCCGTTTACTTTGGTTGCTCTCAAAGTTTGCTTTCTATTTTCTTTTCCTCTGTATCCCACATGAACCCAATCAGGGTTTTGTTTATTACCGAACTCCCAGATTAACTGGTCGTAATTAAGATTATCTTTTATGTAATTGAACACATCGGCATTACTAACACCTCCACCATGTCCATCCATATCTATATCTGCTGCTTTGCCCTTGCAATGATCTGAATTTAAACTGCCTCCAATGAAGTGGTTCAAATCAGCACTTCTATATCCACTAGATATATTAATTGGGCCAAACTTGGCTCTAATAGGTTCTAATACTTTCTCGCATAAAGTCTTTATGTTTTCTAAATGCTCAGGTGTTGGGTTATTACTAACTCCTTCACGCTTTGCTGATTCACTCCTAGTGAACTCGCATAAGTCAAAATGTGCCGATAATTTCATAACTATTTTTTAAATACTTTCTCTATTGTTGTTAAGCCTAAACAACCGAATGCTAACAAAGCTACTGATTCTACAAGTATTGTTGCAGGGGCTGTATGCTCATCACTAAAACTATTGTGGTACATAGTAACGCATAATGATATTACGCATAGTAAACCACATAATCTTTTCATGCTTAATCTTCCGTTATCTTCCGTAAAAAATTGTTTCATATTAATTTCCTGTTGTATCTACTTTAGTCTTACCCCAAAAGCTTTTCTTCTCTTTTATCTGAATAGTATCGTGAATGTAAATAGTGTCAATTCTGACTATACTAATTAAGCTTTTTAGTTCATTAATATCATTCTTAAGTGATTTATTCTCGTTAGATAATTCAGATATTTTATTAGTAGTAGCTACTATTAATTTGTTTTTAGTATTATCTGCTTTTATCTGAACGCTTTTATTATGTTCTAGTGTCTTTTTAAAGTCAACCATTAACTGTTTAAACTCTCTGTCGTCTTTAGTTAACTTAGGTTCTTTAACTCCTTCTACTTTAACATATCCTATTAAGGTGAAGATTGACAATAATGATAAGAATAATAATTTCATTGCTATTATTTTACAGATTTTTTAATAGCTCCTAAGTCTTGTAGCGTTTCTAGCTTTGTGCTAGTAGCACTTAAAGCAGTCTTACACTCCATTAGGGCTTGTGTTTTTAAGGAATCCTTATGCTCAAGGTTGGATATTCTGTATTCCTGGCTTTGTATTTGGCCCTTAAAAGTGCTTTTGATGTCTACATACAAATAGGATATACCTATAAGCACAACGAATAATGTCCCAATAACAGGGTTCTTAACAAACTCTTTAAACGATATAGGTAATGGGTTTACTCCCAAGATACCTTCTTTCTTTATTGCCATTTTACTTTTTTCCTATTTTAAAGTAGATACCACCAGAGTACCCGATATTATAATTTTTACTAATATCTACGCTAAAGCCTATTAGAGCCTTATTTCTGACACTTAGCATCAAGGAAGGACTTAGTACTTCCAAGCCATTAAGTGGGCTGTATGAGCCTCTAATGCCCCAATAAAGGGTATTAGTCGGTTTACTAGCGTAGAACTCTCTTACAACGATGGTTTTTTGGGTTATATCTGCCTTAAAGCCTCTACTGATGATCCTATTTTGGCTGATAGTATCATCTATTACAAAGATATTAGAATCTTTCTTAATAGTGTCGGAATAAGCCTTGACTTGGTTGTAATCGGATATTATGCGTATCGTATCGGATATATGCGTATATAAGGTATCTATGACCTTATAAGGTATAGAGTCACCTTTTCTGTACCGATTTATGTACACTTTTGCATATAAGGTATCGTGTATGGTTTGTACCTTCTTAAACTTAGAGGTATCGAATCCATTAGGAACTCTAGGTAAATAGGTAGGTTTAACCAAAAAATATAGCCATAACACTAAAAGTACTATGGCTATGAACAAGATATTGTCCTTAACGAACTTCATTATAGTTCCTCTTCTTCTTCTTTAACGAATGTAATCCCAGTAGTCCAATCTTCTAGGAAATTAAAGTCCTCTAAACCTTGTGGATTAACCACAGGAATCGGTGTAAAGTCAAACTCCTTGTTGCCTAATTCTTTAACTTGAGCAGTTAGTTTTTTGATACTTTCTTTAGTAAACTTGTAACCACCTTTTTCATCCAATAATAAAATGTCTTTATCATCGGTTGATGCGTTATCAAGGCGGAGTTCTTCAACTTGGGCTTGATAGCTTTCGTGGTGGGATTTGACTTTTTCATACAAACGGAATAATTTTTTTTGAACTTTTGTTTCCTGTGAACCGATAACCGCATTAATTGATGCGACTAGGGTGTTTAGTTGTTGATACTTCATTGTTGATTTTTTACAAATATAGTTAATTGTTATAGGTTTGGTTATAGTATTCTTCTGCTCTAATATATGGGCCTTCTAATCCCTCTAAATAAGCATCTATTATCTGCTCTTTTTCTTTTTCAAGTCTTAATTCTGCTCTTGCTATTGCAAAAGTCATTCCTATATCAAATGAACTATCTTGATTTCTTTCTTTAGAATCTTTTTTTAATTCTTTTAAATCATCAATTAATTCTTGCATTGCTGTTTTCATAATATTGGTTTTGCCAAAATTAGTATTATTCAGTTACTTCAGCAACTACTTCAGGCACAGGTGGAACATAATCTCCAATGATTGTAAGGTTAAGTTGGTCAGTAGATGCAGCCCAATCCCAAGCATACTCATCATCATTACCCCAAGCAGCGTAGGCTTCCCCACTCATTGTTAAGTTACCTTGTGCTACATTAGCTAAATCACTATCTAATAACGAGTAGTAAAACGATGCAGATGAACCTAGCACCCCACCGATTACATACATATTAAAGATAGTTGCAGTTACTGATTTTCCGTTTATCCAACTTTGAATAGGAGAGATTGTTTTCATTTTATTTTATTTTATTTTTTTAACAAGAAACAATTGATAAAATTACTCCCGATGTATTAACTTGCAATGATAACGCACCATAAGAATAGTTATATATCCATCTACTTGAACTAAATGTTTTAGCCGTTGTTAATGCTCTATTAGTGTATAATTGAGCACCAACTGCAAAAGTTGATGAATATAATACTTGGTCTTCTAAACCCATAGGAAGACAACTTGTTACATTTGTACTACTTGTATCAAAACTAGCTTGTAATATAAAGTCTAATTTAGTTAGGCATTTTGAATTAGATACACCTGTAAAAGTATCATAAAGATTCATTGTTCCATCATTAACATAAAAGTATATACCATAAGTATTTAAATCTCCAACAGTCATTACTTCTCTTGTATCAGGCGGAGCAGTTGGATAATAGCTACCATAATAAGCACCTGTTGACACTCCGTTTAAAAATGCCTTAAAAGTTACTAATTGATTGTTAGCGTTACCTGCCCAAGTATCTGCCATATTAATTAATTTTAGCTTTTAATTCTTTAATTTCTTGCTCTAATGCGTACACTTTTGCAACTAATACCTCACGATAAGAAAGGCTTAACATATCATCTTCGCCTTTTGAAACCGCACTATCTAAAACACCTACAAAATCTTGAGCATAATAACCTAATTCAACTTTTCCGTTTTTAGTGTAAAGTTTAGGAGTTATTGATGCAATGCCTTTTGTTTGATAGTTATCTTGGATAAGTGTTTTTAATCTGCTATCGGAAGATTCAAAGAAACTTGTTGCAGTTACTGATGAACTAAATGTAGCTGCTCCTGTGGATTGACTTATTTTTAAATCTATTCTGCCATAGTTATAATTGTAAAATCCATAGTCTGCTCCTGAAACATAATTAAGACCAAAATACCCATAATTATCACTATAATTAAATCTTATACCACCTTGTACTTGTAGTTTACTTCCATTATCAGTAGTAGTTCCTATTAATACATTGCCTCCACTTGTAATAAGCATTTTTTCAGTTGGAGCAGCATTATTAACTGATGTTAAAAATCTTATTGCACCACCACCTGTTGCATCACCTGTTGAAACAATATCTAATACCCTTGTATAGTTATTTGATGCAGGATAGTTTTGAGCATATTTAAAAGCTATTTGTGCTCTATCGCTATTTGCTGAATAAGTTGCTAATCCTGCTGCACCACCATTTTGACTTATTAAAAATCCACTACTGCTTCCATCTGCTTGAACACTACTAGAGAATGTAGCTGCTCCAGTTCCACCTATAGTAAGTCTAATATTATTATTAGTACCAAATTGTAATGCAGTATTTGTGTAAGTACATAAACCAGCAGCATAAGGCAAAGTTCCTATTGCTCTATCACCGCCAGTAGAATTTTCAATAAACATTGTAACATCTTGACCAGTATTAGTAGCTCTTATCATATGTACCCATCCAGTTGTAGCTGATGTACCTTGTAATAAAGTTCCATTATTGCCTTGTGTTGATGTTATTACACCACTAAATGTAGCAGTTGTTCCTATCAATGGACCTGTTAAAGTTCCCCCTGTTAATGGTAGGTAAGAACTTAATGCACTTGTTAAAGCTAATGTTCCTGTTGCTGATGGTAGCGTATATGTACTTGACCCGTTTGTAATTGTTGAGCCTAAAGTAAGCTGACCTGTAAAGTTAGCTGCACCTGTATCGGACATTGTAATAACATTGCTACCTGATTTTTGAATAGTAAAAGGTATTGAAGTAGATGCAGTATCATTGTTTATAATAATGCCATACCCTGCTCCACTTGATGCTATATTTAAAGCCCTACCTGCTGAATGAGTAACTTTTAAACCATCACCACTAGCACCGCTTAATGTAATCCCTACACCTATGCCACTTCCTGCATTTGTAAATGTAGAAGTAGTGCCTACAATAGCACCTGTCATAGTTCCCCCTGCTAATGCTAAATAAGTTGAAGCCGCAGCACTTGTTGTTAATAAACTACTTGTAGCTACACCGCTATCAGTTAGAATGTTGTTTGTTATATTAGCTATTGCCATTGTGTAAAGTTATTTATTTTTATTATAACATTGTAATTGAGTGCCACGCTGCACCGATGTATAAATATAATCCTTGTGTTCCGTCTGTTTGTACTACTATTAAACCCTCCGCAGGGCTACTAATTGCCGTTCTTTGTGTTGTGGTTAGCCTTGGTGGTAGGAAGCCTTTGGTGGTGCTATCTATTTGTAATTGAGCAGAAGCGTTTACTGATGTGCCACCTGTTATTAAATTCCCATTTATTGATACCCCTGTTGAAGAAATTGTAGATATAGTATTACCAGTTACAGTAAAATTAATTACTGAATTAGCTTTTATTGCCCTTAATTGTAAATAGTTATTAGTATTATCCCAATTAATTTGAGACACATTAGTAGTACTTTCTTGAAAATTTATTGCTAATGTATTTGTAGCTAAACTACCTCTTAATGTAAGTCCACCCCCATTAGGTGCATTAGTTATGTTTACACTATATAAATTGTTTATTGCATAACCTGGCATACTCAAATCTCCATTAAGGGTAGAATTTCCTGTTACTGAAAAACCGCCTGTTGAAATTGTCATAGCCCCTTGTACCCTTGCAGTACCATTTACATCTAACTTGTAGCCTGCGTCTGTGGTTGTGTTTAAAGCAAGATTACCTGAACCAAATATTGTTAAAGCATTTACAGCAGAACTCGCTGTTTTCGTTCTAAAGTAAATATTACCAGCAGCAGAATTATATGTATTGTCAATATATAAGTATCCTAAATTATCATCATAACTAAATACTCCTCTATAATTAGCAGTAGCACCTAAATATATTTGTCCACTATTCGCACTTGCAGTTCCTATTGTTGAACCACCAATAACTAATAATCCACCTGTACTTGTTGAAGTTGAACCTGTTGTAACACTACTATTAAATGTGGCTGCTTTGGAAAATGTAGTTGCACCTGTGGCAGCAAAAGATATAGTGCCATTTTGATTACCAATACTTATTGTACCGCTTGGAGTATTATTTCTAATATACATACTATTAACACTACTGCTAAAATATATATATGGATTATTACCACTTGCTGCACCATCAAAAGTAATTGCGTAGTTAGGATTTAAATATAATTCCGAATTTAATATACTTGTAGTTCCTTGTACTCTTAAAGCAATATTAGATACACCCGTAAAAGCTCCATTGGTAAAAGTTGGATTTATATCCAATCCCACAAGAACATTACTATTAGCAGCAGCCGTTAATGTAGGAGTAAGGTTAGTACCTCTTGCTATTGCAGATGCAGCCGTAACACTATTATTAACTAATAGTTGTGATGTAGGAGTAAAGGCAAATGCAGCATTACTTGTTAAACTTGATGTACCATTAAAGTAAGCTACCTGTCCACTTGTACCTGTTCCTGTTATTGGGTTAGTTAAAGCACTTTGCTTATTATTGAATGTAGTCCAATCCGCACTTGATAATGCACCCCTATTTGTTGCACTTGCCGTAGGTAAGTTAAAAGTATGCGTAGCAGTTGTACTTGAAATATTAAAATCCGTTCCACTCGTTCCTGTTTGAAAATATTGCACTTGAGCAGTCAAACCATTCAATGCAGTAATACCTGTACTAAAAGTTGTTATAATTTGGCACAAATGACCATCTTGAGTATGAATAGTTGTAGTCTTACCACCGCTATTTGTAGCGTATAATTTAACCGCTAATCTATCCGTTAAAGTTAAACTTGTAGCAGGAACTGCCATTGCAAATGTGTAAAGATTCAAAGCAGTACCATCGTATATAATCTCATTGCTACTTGTAGAAATCAAAGTAAAAGTCGTTCCATCGTACTTGTATAATTCAGCGTACATCTGCGGAGTACCACCATTAGAACTCATTTGTGCATAAATCTCATAGTTCCAATTTCCTGCTGGTATGTTTAATTGTGCTGGGTCGTTAGCATCCGTTAAGAAAGCTACTATAAAACCATCTCCTGATTTAGCGAAATCAACCCCTGTTCCTGTGTCAGCAGTTTTACTCATTTCGTAATAAGTAACACCACCAATAGTGCCTTGACTTGTTCCTCCATTAAGATAATACGAAACCGATGAACCGCCACCACCACTTGAAGGGAAATCTGCTAAAGTACCATCTCCCCTGATATATTGTGAAGCAACACCTGCTCCTGTTACTGCAATCGTTCCATTAGCCGTTAAAGGGCTATTTGCGACACTAAAAGCACTCGGCATAGATAAACCTATGGAAGTGATTAA